AGTATATATCACTATGGACAAACTGGTCAAGAAAGTCTTACCCGAAGAAACAGACAAGACCAAGATTGTGGATTTTCTAAACAAGTCAGAAGGTATGATTGAACAAGTTCTTGCACGTGGTTTTGACGACCTTGCAGATTACACTAATGCATTCCAACAGAAAATGCAAATGGGACGTGAAGTAATTGCAGACAGAGGTATTTGGACTGCAAAGAAACGATACATTCTAAATGTCCACGACAACGAAGGTGTCAGACTTGCAGAACCTAAACTTAAAATGATGGGTATCGAGACTGCAAAGTCCTCTACACCACAATGGGTCAGAACAAAACTAACAGAAGCCTTAAAGGTGGTAATGAATGGAACTGAACAAGATTTATGGGAGTTTGTAGAGACTGCACGGAAGGAATTTAGAAACCTTCCACCCGAAGAAGTTGCATTTCCTAGAGGTGTCAAAAACCTTGTGACGTATGCAGACCCGACTCATATCTATGGGAAAGGAACACCGATTCATGTCAGAGGTTCACTCTTACATAATCACTTACTAAAATCTAAAAATCTTGACTTAAGATATGAAATGATTAAGAACTCGGATAAGATTCGTTTCTCATATCTAACAACACCGAATCCAATCAATGAGAATGTAATATCATTCTCAAGTTCTCTACCGAGAGAGTTGGACTTGCATAGATTTATTGACTATGATATGCAGTTCGAGAAAGCATTTAATGAACCATTAAAGAACATTGTGAACTTAATTAACTGGAATGTAGAACCAGTTGCAAGTTTAGACTCGTTTTTTGGTTAGGAGATAATATGAAACACATGATACGTTGGATGAAGATTAATGCATTTATTAATCTATATCTCGGAATAATTTTAACATTCGTTTTGATTGCACTGGTAGTGGATATCACACTAGACAGTTATTGGCATTCAAATGATTTTAAAGATTTACTCTTAGGTAAAGATGTTTCACCTTCTGATTAGTATAAAGTTTTATGTGTATAGTGTATTAACTGCACATACACTGATAACCTTTTATATGTTCCCAATAATACCAATTACAATTGGATATTTAATTACTGCAGCTGCAATAGGTCTTTTTGGTATCTATTGTGTGCATACTTGGGACGAATTAGAGAGAGAATACGAAGAATCAGAAAACATTAATGTCTTAGATTTTTTAAGACACTAAATACTCTTAGGAGTTAGATTCTCAGTTGGAGGTCTAATTAAATTAATCCATAACGGAGTAAACAATGAAAATAGCATACTTTGCTATTTTTGTGGGTATATTACTTCCTTCATGTGCCTCGGTTGGAGCAGTTATTGAAGGTGGTAAAGAGTTTACAACTGGTGTTGTCGATGGAGCAGTTCAAGGAACTCAAACATTGGTAAACGCAGTTGCAGATGATGTAGTCTCAGTTGGAACTTTAGCAGCTAATACTGCAACAGGTGTTGTTAACACTGTAGCAGACGAAGTTGATAGACAGACAGATGAACTACAAGAGGAAGAGAAAACTGAAAAAAAGTAGAGGAGGTCATTCCGACAGTTGTATTACTGGAGGCCATGATGCACTATTGTTCAGATTTCCCACAAAAATGTAGAACTAGATTAGGGGACTAGTTCCCCTTTTCTTTATATAAATAAGAATATGGCATATAGTAGACAAGTGATTGAAAGATTTGAAGGTGTGTTAAACTCACCCGAACAGTTTTCAGTTGGTAGATTCGACCCCAACGACCCGAATATCGCAACAGGTATGACGGGTGCTCCAGCATGTGGAGACGTTATGAAACTTCAACTAAAACTAAATCCCAACACAAACGTTATAGAAGACGTAAAGTTTAAAACTTATGGGTGTGGAAGTGCAATTGCAAGTTCAACACTATTTGTTGATATGTTGAAAGGATTGACTATAGAAGAAGCAAAGGAAATCAAAGATAAAGATATTGCAAATGCATTGGAATTACCACCAATCAAATTGCACTGTTCAGTCCTTGCAGAAGATTCTATAAGAAAGGCAATCCAAGACTGGGAATCAAAATAATGTATGAGTATAAAGTCAAAGTAGTAAAAGTTGTAGATGGTGACACGATTGACGTGGACATAGACTTGGGTTTCGGTATGGTATACAAAAAACAAAGAGTCCGAATGGTCGGAATTGATACGCCAGAATCTAGAACTAGAGACAAAGTAGAAAAACTATTCGGTAAAGCTTCCAAAAAACACTTAAAGAAATTACTAGAAGAATGTGAAACAGTATCACTTGTATCACATGATAAAGGTAAGTTCGGAAGAATCTTAGGAACACTATATGCACACCATGTAGAAGGACACCCCGTATTCGGACACAAAGTAGATATCAATACTCAAATGATTAAAGATTGTCATGCAGTAGTTTACAGTGGAGAGAATAAAGACTTGGTGGAACAACAACATTTAGATAACAGAAAATTTGTTATGGACAATGGATATGTGACTCAAGAGGAGATAGATAAGGTATCATGATTATAACAATGATGGACTGTTTCTATATTCTTATGATTGCAGTAATCTTTGGATTTATTATCCATTTAGAATCTAAAATCAATCAACTTTGTTCTATGATGGAAGAACACATAAAGGTAGACGAAGCTCTATCTGAAATATCTAAAAAAATAGACAAAACCCCCTAGACAATAACAGACTACATGTGTATAATAGATTTATACATTATGGAGAAGTGTTATGTCATTTATTAAAGATTTAGTCAAATCAACTGGAAACGAATATGCAAATGTAGTTTCAGATGGTGTGGCTGCTGGAGACGTAGATACATTCGTAGATACGGGTAGTTATGTCTTCAATTCACTTTTGAGTGGTTCACTATATGGTGGACTTCCCTCAAACAAAATCACTGCAATCGCAGGAGAATCTGCAACAGGAAAAACTTACTTTGCACTAGGTATGGTAAAACAATTCCTTGAAGATAATCCCGATTCTGCAGTAATCTATTTCGAATCTGAATCTGCAATCAGTAAAACAATGATTGAAGATAGAGGAATCGATTCAAAAAGAATGGTTATCGTGCCTGTGGTCACTGTTCAAGAATTTAGAAAACAGGCAATATCCATACTTGATAAGTATCTTGAAACACCCAAGGATAAGAGACCACCTATGATGATGTGTCTTGATTCACTTGGAATGTTATCAACTACTAAAGAAATCGAGGACACTGCCGAGGGTAAAGAAACCCGAGACATGACTCGTGCTCAAGTTGTTAAAGGTGCATTCAGAGTTCTAACACTTAAGTTAGGACGTGCTGGTGTTCCAATGATTGTGACTAATCACACATATGATGTGATTGGTTCTATGTTCCCTCAAAAAGAAATGGGTGGTGGAAGTGGTCTCAAATATGCAGCCTCTTCAATCATTTATCTTTCTAAGAAGAAAGAGAAAGAAGGGACTGAAGTCATTGGTAATATCATTCACTGTAAGAATGCAAAATCTAGATTGACTGTAGAAAATAGAATAGTTGACGTAAGACTATCTTATGACAGTGGACTAGATAGATACTATGGTCTTTTAGACCTTGCACTTGCAAGTGGAATCTTTGAGAAGAGTTCCACTCGTATCAAATTACCAAATGGTAAAACAGAATTTGGTAAAACAATTAACAACAATCCCGAGAAATACTTTACACCTGATGTAATGGAAAGACTCGAAACAGTAGTAGAAGGATACTTTAAATATGGAAACACGCATAGAACAGACGATACTGAAGAATCTGATTCAGAGTGAAGAGTTTGCACGAAAGTGCGTCCCATTCATTAAGTCAGAGTATTTTGCCGATACTGAAGAAAGAACTGTATTCAATGAAATACACGAATACTTTCAGAAGTATACTAAATCACCAACTGTAGAAGCACTTCTCATAAACCTTGAAAACAATACTTCTCTTAACGAGAGTATTGCAAATGGTTCAAAAACTATAGTTGATAAGATTGGTAAAGATAAGGAGACCACACCAAGTGAGTGGTTAGTGGAAGAAACGGAGAAATGGTGTAAGGATAGAGCAATCTATATTGCAGTCATGGATTCGATTGAAGTCATTGACAAGAAATCACAAAGGTCTACTGGTGAAATACCCGAACTATTGAAGGACGCACTTTCCGTGTCTTTTGACACAAACATTGGACATGACGTGTTAGAAGATGCAGATGCAAGATTTGAATTCTATCACACGGAAGAAGAGAAGATTCCGTTTGACTTAGAATACTTCAACAAGATTACCAAAGGTGGACTACCTAACAAAACACTTAACATTGTTCTTGCTGGAACTGGTGTTGGTAAATCATTGTTTATGTGTCACCAAGCTGCTTCATGTCTTATGATGAACAAGAATGTTCTTTACATTACTATGGAAATGTCAGAAGAAAGGATTGCAGAGAGAATCGATGCAAACACTATGAATGTTCCTATGAAAGATTTACCCGATTTATCTAAGAAGATGTTTGATAAGAAAGTCGACAAACTAAAAAACAAAACTAAAGGTAAACTCATAGTAAAAGAATACCCTACTGCAACTGCACACGTTGGACACTTCAGACACCTATTACAAGAACTGGATATCAAGAAAGACTTCCAACCCGACATTATATTTGTCGATTATCTAAACATATGTGCTTCACATAGAGTAAGGCCAGGTGCTGGTGCAAACTCTTATACACTTGTAAAGAGTATTGCAGAAGAACTTAGAGGACTTGCAGTGGAATTTGACGTTCCATTAGTAAGTGCAACCCAAACAACCCGAAGTGGTTATGGTTCCACTGATATTGGACTCGAAGACACTTCGGAAAGTTTTGGTTTGCCTGCAACTGCAGACTTAATGTTTGCACTGATTACCAGTGACGAACTAGAAGAACTAGACCAACTCGTAGTGAAACAGTTGAAGAATCGATATAATGACCCCACAATCTTTAAAAGGTTTGTAATCGGTATTGATAGAAGTAGAATGAAACTCTATGATTGTGAACAAGAAGCACAAGAAGAACTATTTGAGAATGATTCTACCTACAATGATGATGTTCCTGTATTTGATAGAGGAAGGAATGATGGACAGAAGAGAGATTTTAACGACTTCAAATAAAAACCCCCTTTACAGACCACCTAAATAATGTTATACTAGATGGTTCTATGAAGAAAGTGATAAAAAGTTCAGAGGTTATATCAAAGATAACCGAAAAAATTGAACTCAAGAAACAATTGAGAGATGCACGTGTGTCTAAAGATACTAAAGAAATTGATAAAATAAACAAAAAAATATCAAAAATAGAAACAAAATTGTCTTCCTCACCACTTGCAAAATCCTAAATAATAACATATAATACTTTCAGAAAGTAAATCACGGAGAATTTATGTCAAGAGAAACAGCAAGAGCAGACTTAGTAAATAGTATTACAGCCTTAACGAATCGCAAGAATTGGTTAAAGGGTGTAAGTCAAGAATATCAAGTCACTAATCTACCTAACGGAACAGACCATACTGCACGTGATAGTTTATCTGCATGGACAGGTGCTGGACATAGTGGTTGGATGGCTGAATGGAAGACTGCAAATTCTTCAATAACTGCAACTGCAGATTGGAATCCAGCAGACTTTGACGGAAGTAATTGGACACATGACGATTGGCAACAATACTATTTCCAAGAACATGCAAAAGGATTCACAAATAAAACAGATTCAGACAAAGCTATTACAGATATAGATGCATCTATAGCTGCATGTCAAACGGACTTAGACGATATCGACGCAGGAATAGCTGCTGGTGATATCGACCAAGTTGACCCAAGTTAATAAACAAAAAAATACCATAAATAGTAGACAAGGACACCAAATTGGTGTATAATTACTATTATGGGTGCAAAAAATCTACATTTAGAACACTTAGAAGACGAGATTATCAATCAAGGGATTGATGGTGGACGTGGTGCTATAAACTTTTTACAGGGTCTTAGAGACATGTTAAAAGGAAACTCTAATTCAAGTGTTAACATGACTGTTAAGTGGGACGGAGCTCCTGCTATTTTTTGTGGTCAACACCCCGAAACTAATCAATTCTTTGTTGCAAAGAAGTCTATCTTCTCTAAAGCACAATTACACTATACTTCAGAACAACAAATTAAAGATGCACCCGAACTAAGTGGTGCATTAAAAGAAAAGTTCTTAACGTCATTTAAACATCTATCTAAACTATCTTGGAATACAATCATGCAAGGTGACTTGATGTATACCAATGATACAAAGATGCAAAAGATAGATGGTAAGTCTTACATTACATTTCAACCCAACACAATCCTTTATGCAGTAGATATCGAGTCAGATTTAGGTAAAAAGATTGCAAACTCTAAAATGGGTATTGTGTTTCATACCACATACACTGGTTCTACAATAGAAGACTTGGGTGCAAGTTTTGGTGCAAACATATCTAAACTAGGAAACAGTAAAGATGTTTGGATTGACGATGCAACATATAAAGATGTCAGTGGTAAAGGTTCAATGACTGCAAAAGAAACACTTGCACTTACACAAGAACTATCCAAAACAGGTAAAGCCTTCCATGGAATCAAAAAGAAAGATTTAGATAAGTTCCAAAAAATACAGGAAGAGATTGGAAAGAAAGGTGCTGGTGCATCTTACAAAACATATTGTAATACACTTATCAGAGGTGGTAGTTTCAATCCAACATACAAAGGATATATGGAACACTTCGAAACCTACTGGAGAGATAAGGTGGTTGCAAAGGTCAAAATGGAAAAGACTAAACAAATTAAACAAGAGATTGGTGAACAACTTTATAACGAACTTAGAGGTTTAAAGAACATGATAACCAATCTTACTTCATTTATGGGACACCTAGTAGTTGCAAAACAACTTATCATAAATGCACTAAATAGAGTAAAGAGTATAGGAACTTTCAAAAAGACTGCAAATGGTTTCGAGGTAGTTAATCCCGAAGGATACGTTGCAATAGATAAAACGGGAAGTGCAGTTAAACTCGTAGACAGAATGGAGTTTGCATTCAACAACTTCACTGCAATTAAATCTTGGGACAAGTAAAAAGATGAAATCATTCAATGCATTTCTAACAGAAGCTAAAGATAAGGGTGTAGTGTTCACCTTTGGTCGTTTCAACCCACCTACAAC